TGTTGGATATCCTCAGTTATCCGCAGTCATCGAATGCGCCGACGCGGCACATGGCCTTGGTGGACATGTTATCGCTGATGGCGGTTGTACTTGTCCTGGCGATGTTGCTAAAGCATTTGCCGGTGGTGCTGACTTCGTAATGCTTGGCGGTATGCTTGCTGGACATGATGAAGGCGGCGGGGAAGTGATTACTAAACAGTATAATACAAATGAACTTGCAGATCCTGTTGGTAATCTAATTATTGAAGAAAAGCAGTTTGTACAGTTTTATGGTATGAGTAGTAAAAGTGCAAATGACAAACATTTTGATGGACTGAAAGACTATCGTTCAAGTGAAGGTAGAACAGTCTTAGTACCATATAGAGGTACTGTAAAGAATACTGTACAAGATATACTAGGCGGATTGCGTAGTACTTGTACGTATGCAGGTGCTAAACGTTTAAAGCACCTAATGAGGTGTACAACCTTTGTACGTTGTACACAAACCCACAATGGAGTCTATGAAAAGTCAACCATCGGCAACTAGTGGGATAAATAAACATGTACGCCGAAAGGGTACATAAATTAATCTTGCTTAATAAAGGAGAAAACTATGACAAGACTAACAACTCTAAACCTACCCGGTTTCCACAAACAATTTATTGGATTTGATAATCTGTTCGATCAAATGGACAGAGTATTTGAAAACAGTCCAAATAACGGTTCTGGAGGATACCCACCATATAATATAGCAAAACTTAACGACGATGAGTTTATGATCTCATTAGCAGTCGCAGGCTTTGCAATGGAAGACCTTTCAATTGAAAAAGACAAAGATATGCTTAAAATTGAAGGTTCAACACCTAAAGGCGATGAAGAAGTAAACTATCTTCACAGAGGTATCGCAGGAAGAACTTTTGTAAGAGAATTTAATCTTGCAGAGCATGTAGATGTTAAATCAGCAAAACTTGAAAACGGTATGTTGAATATTCATTTACACAGAGATATTCCTGAGGAAATGAAACCTAAAAAAATTGAGATCAATGCTGGTCCAACTATCGAAGGTTAACTAGGGAAATGTTTAGGGGGTTAAATTCCCCCTAAGCAGATAGGAAAAATGTAATGAATAATGATGTAGAATTCGCACACGACTTAGATGTAAAGATAGATGAGCTAATCGAACAAAAGATTACCGAGCCATCTAAGTATAAAGTTATTTTTTTTAATGATGACGCAACTCCTATGGAGTGGGTTGTACAAATATTGATGGGAATTTTTAAACATTCTGCTGAATCAGCAGAACAAATTATGGTCCAGATTCATACAAAAGGAAGCGGTACTGTAGGTATATATACATATGAAGTGGCAGAACAAAAAGCAGTTGAAGCAACTACCGCAAGTAGAGAACAAGGACACCCTTTACAGATCAAAGTCGAAGAAGAATAACAACTTAGGAGAATTCAATGAGTCTTAAAGACTTGACATGGGAGCACCATAAAGATGCTGAGAGACAAGAATTTGTAAAAGTGTTAATGAGTGGAAAAATAAACCCAGATTTATATGCCACTTATCTTTGGAACCAACATAAAAAATACGACTTACTGGAAGCACTAGCAGGTGCTAACGGTTTACTAACTGATCTACCAGGTATTAGCCGCAAACAACGAATAGAAAAAGATTACTTAGAACTTTGGAAACATGTTGACCCGCCGGTGTTAACACAAAGTACAAGAGATTATATTATGCATATGAAAGACATTATGCATGATAGTAATGCACTAATGGCTCATGTGTACGTACTTCATATGGGAGACCTTAGTGGCGGACAGATGATTGCAAAAAAAGTTCCTGGAGCTGGTACGATGTACGAATTTGATTCAGATACAAAACAACTTAAAGAAGCAATCAGAAATAAAACAAATGACGACATGGCTGAGGAAGCACAATATGTTTTCACTTCGGCAACAAATTTGTTTAAAGAGTTAATGGAGTTAGAACTTGAGCTATACAGTAATTGAAAATTTTTTACCAATAACCATTCAAAACATGCTTGAAGAACAGTTTCAATATCAAACACTATGGAATTATGTTTCTTTTACATCAGGGAATGATACAGAAAACGCAATTGATGTTGTTGATGAGAATATAAAAGAATGTCCTCAAATAGTACATATATCATCTTGGGGTGGAAAAGATAATCCTGAATCGTTTGGATTAACTAGAATGGTGCTATACTTTTTAGAATCTATAACAGAGTGTACTGTAACTGACGTACATAAAATAAAAACAAATATGAATTTAAAAGATGAATCATACAAAGGAAAATATCATCCACCACATGCAGATCATAAATCACCTGACTACTTTACTATGATTTACTATATTAGAGATAGTGATGGGCCTACAAGATTTTTTCAAAAATCAACTACTGATCCAATGCCATATAGCGATTTGAAAGTAGTAGGAGAAGTAGAACCTAAAAAAGGAAGAGCAATTCTATTTCCAGCTAACTTAATGCATACAGGTACATGTCCTATTGAACATGAAAATAGACTAGTAATTAATTTTGTTTTTAAAGCAGACAATTTAAAAATACACTTTGATACACAAAACAAACTTTCAGTGAGTAAATATTAATGCCAAAACAGATACCAGTTAGAATGGCAGGAGCACAAATTCCTTGTACGCCTTCAGTTAAAGATAACGTTGAACATATTAAAAAAGCAATAGACTATGCAGTAGAAAACAGGTGTGATTATCTAGTTACACCTGAAGGTGCTTTAAGCGGTTATGACCATGGAGGAATAGCCGCAACTACATTTGGTATTGATCCTTTTGAAAATTTATCAGAACTAGAGGATGGGTTAAAAACTGTAGAAGCATATGCAAAAGATAAAGTTGGATTGTGCTTAGGTACACTATGGAAAGAAAAAGAAAGATTTGGAGATATAGGACGAAACCAAATTAGATTTTATGCAAAAGATGGACAATTAAGAGGAGCAACTAATAAATCGTTCTGTATAAATCCACAAGACTTACCTTTTATGGAACATGACACAAATAAAGATGGATTACTTGCATGGAAATTAGGTAACGAAACATTTCAGTTTAATGTTGTAGGATTAGTATGTAATGATATGTGGGGACACGGAATGTCCGGGCATAAAGCTATATGCTGGCATGCCAAACAACAATACAATATGGGTAGCAGACAAGATCTGCAATTATTTGTCCATTCAACAAACGGTTTCAGAGGCAACGGAAAAAAGATGGAGACTCTGTTTAACAACTGGCATCATGCACATTTGACTATGATGTCTTACTTGTCAGAAATTCCAATTATTACGGTTGACAACTGTTATCATATGGATGGAACAGAATACCATGGACAAACAAGTAGTGAAAGTGGTGTAGTAGTACGAGGAGAATTTGTTACTGAAGTTCCTAGATCAGGCACTCAATACTTTTATCACGACTTTTTTGGAGTTACGTACGAATGACAATAATAGCAACTCAAGAAGATAAAAAACCTACAATTACGTTATGGGATAAACTTATTTCCCTTCAAGAAGAAATCATAAGGATATTTAATGAAAGAGCAGAAGAATTTGAAGAGCCAGGATTATCGCAATTTAACAAAGAAGACGGTTCCTGGATTAATCGCGTATGGCGTAATGATAGCCTTCGTCGTTGTCATATTGACGTTGTAGATGCAAGACAAACAAAAGGTTTGTGGATGATGCATGTATGCTGTTTTCCTAATCTTAACAACAATGCTCCTATATACGGCTTTGATGTAATTGCTGGTAAAAATAAAATAACTGGTGCATTCCATGATTTTTCACCTAGTAGCGAATTAGAACATGATATGATTACAGGGTATAATGACTCTGTTGTTGACTTTATTCCTGAAAAGAAAAGAGAATTGCCTGATTGGGCTAAAGCTATATTTTCAGATAACATGTTAGCCGCAGGTAATGTTAAAACAGAACAAGAAGTAGATACTATTATAGGTATTGCACTAAGTAATCTACATTCTTACTTTAACGAAGTATCAGAGTATAATGGTGCAGGTAATGTAGACGAAGTTGCAGGAGCACACAATCATTATTGTACACATCAGCAAATGAATCCACATACTCCTAACGTAATGAAGAGTCTAGGCCTAAATGAACAGGAAGTTGAGACCTTCTGTACAGATATGTTATTTCCTAAACTAACATAAATACATACAACGAGGAGTAGGTATGCGTTTTACAGATATTAAACAATCAATAGATAGAAGATTAACTGAAGCGGCTAATGCCGGTTTAGAAGTACAACATGCTCTCCACGACATTGATGCTATTAAAAAATCAGTTCCTAACATTCCTGATGAAAAAAGCCAAGAAAAAAATGCACTAACAAATGATATTAAAACAATCAACGGATTACTTAAAAAAGCAATAGAGTATTTCAAAGGCAAAATAGATACGCCTGTACAAGAAGGCGAAGGCGAAGAGGGTACATATAACGACCCAAAATTAAAAGCTATAGAAAAAGAAGATCAAGAGCTAGAACAAGAACTAGAAGAAATGCGTCTACAATATAAGGAACTTGCTGAAATACGGGTTGATGATGCAGGCGAATCATCAAAGAGAGATAATGTTTTACAAAGGGCTACAAAATCCTTAGATAAGATTACTATAAAATTTGAAACCATTAGACAACAAAGAGATACAGCTATTGCACAAAGGGACGAAGCAGTTAAATTTATAAGAGAAGTCACAGGTATACTTACTACACTTGGTAACAAAGTTCAAGGTTACCAGCTGGAAGATGCTGAGAAAATGAATGCAGCAATGCGTAAGAAAGCAGTGAGCGCAGAAAAGTTTACTAAGACTCTTAAAGAAGCATTGTTTGGTAAAATTATTAACATGCAAAAAGAAGACAAAGTTAAACCAGAAGATATCAAACAATTTTTACAAGCATGTGTTGATGGTAAAGTACTTAACATGACAAGGGTAATTGATACTCCTAGAGGAAATCTAAAGCAATTTGTAAATGGACAATACTCAAAAGTTTTTGATGCTTTTATAAAGGAAAATATTTTTAGTTATTCGCCTGGCACAACATCAGGTGCGATTGGTCCAGGTGAGATGGCACTATCAATGATGGGCAACCCTGCTGAGAAAGGCAAGAAGGGTGATCTTAAAATTGGTAAAAGAGAAATTGAAGTCAAAGCTAGTGCTAAAACAGGTGGAAGACTAAACAGTAAAAAATTTGCCAAAGCAACCACCGGTTGGGCAGCCTGGAGTGAAGGCATAAATGCTATTATGCAAACCGCCGATGAATCAAGAACAATTGGTCAAGGTCAAAAAGATGGTACTGTAAAACAAATTCCTATACGTAACTGGAGCGGTAAGGAATACAACTATAATAAAGCTAAAAAATCATCCAAAGAAGGCAGTAGATATAATTGGTCTGTTGGAGGTTTTAAGAAATTAAACGCAGAAGTTTTACCTTATAGTAATTTTGATTTAACTTTTAAATTGTTTAGAAATGCTATTGACGGTTCGCCAAAAAATATTCCAGGATTAGTAGGAAACTATGATGAGTTGAATAAACCTGCAACAAAAACAGAAGGTACACCTAACGAACATCATAAACCATTTGATCCTGATGCACTTATAGCGGCGGCTGTAAAAGAATCCGGACAAGGTGATGGAAAAACCATAGACTTCGATAAAATTACACCAGCATTTACAAAAATTGCATATGCAAGTTATCATCTAGCAGATGGTATTACAGAAATTATGCTTCTAAATACTTCTACCTTAGATTATACTATGATCAAGGATGCAGAAGACTTTAGACAACAGATGGTTGGTGGAAATATTTCAGCTGGTAGCTTTAGTTGGAATGATGATCAACAAACAGCAACTCCTGGCTATATGACTGCTTAGTCTTCTTTACTTCTGTATTGCTTACAAACTTCAATAATAACAATCTTATTATCTCCGTCTTTATGTTCTTTATATAGAGGACCGTCATGTTGTTCATGACCGCAATTTTGACAATGTGACATTTACTTGCCTTTCTTTAGTTGTTCAATTGCTTCTTTATTAGCCGAGATGTCTGAAGAGTTTGCGTTGATTTGATGCGATTGGAATTCATCAATTTTTGCTTGTATCTTTCGACCTTGTTCGTAATCAGTATCTAAGTGCAGATGCTTGTTTACGATCTTTTCGAGTTTAAGTAAGTGCAGTCTGTCGTTTTGAATATAACGCCATGTGTAACCCTTCTTACCATATACTCCAAACACAGTTTCTCTTAATCCTATCTTTACAATGATAGCATCTTCGTCATTTAATATAACTGCATCGCCTTCATTAAAAGCAGGATTCATTTTAAACTTTAATCCTTGCATTAAATTAGTGGCAAAATCTTTAAACCAAAAAGCTGCACTAATTGATACTAGTATAGCAATCCAAGGTGCTAATACGTCAGTAAATTCCATACCAAATTGATCAAAAGGGTTCATATTAGTTCTCCACTAGTATTTATTAGAAAAATAGGTAGATAATTACTTACATATGTAATCAATGTAATAAAGGTGTTGGAATTTTGACGGTACAAAATTTTGACGGTCTTGGATTACAAATTTCCATGTTAAAGTATATACATATCTTACGGGTTAATCGTATAAATAATTGTATCAGGCCAGGAGTGCATTTTTAAAAATCATGAAGTGCAAAGAAACATAGAAATTTTAGAATTCTCCGTGCGTGACCGCTTGTGTGCGATTATATTAAAGGATGAGGGCTATATGAATAAACTATTGGGACTATTTTTAGTAATACTACTATTAACACCGACTTGGGCTACAGCTCAAACAAATACTGTAACATCAACTGTAACCGGAACAAATACTGTTACTGTAGATAAATCTGTACCTACAGCAAGTGCGCCTAGTGTAGTAGTTAATAACAGTGATGTTTGTAAGAGTGCGTTTAGTGCTGGTGTACAAACACAAATATTAGGAATAGCTAGTGGCATGACTATAACTGATGAAAATTGCGAAAGATTAAAACTTGCAAGATCGTTATATGGTATGGGTATGAAAGTCGCAGCTGTTAGTGCATTATGTCAAGACGCAAGGGTATTTGATGCTATGATTATGGCTGGTACCCCATGTCCTTATAAAGGTAAAATAGGAGAAGATGCATTATTATCCTGGAATAATCATCCAGAAGATATACCATCTGGTTCACAACTTTTAGACTCTTCAAAAAAAAAGACCAAGCAATTGAAGAACGACGATTGGAGTCAGAAAGAATAGTCGACGACTATACTTGGTCTGATAGCGACGATTACCAATCATATAGCGAAGATGATTATAAGGAGCCAGAAGTTGATTATGCACAAGATAAAGACAAAAAGCACATTCCGTGGACAGAAATTGTTATTGGCGTTACTGTTGTCTCTTGTTTTCTTGGGTTACCTATTTGCATCTTACCCTTCTAAAGCAGCTGATGGAGATACTACATCAACAACATCAACAAGTATTACAACTAGTACAGGTACGCCAACATCTACGATTGTTGATACTACTACATCTACGTCAACTACTCCAATAAGCACTAATACAGAAATTACAAATACTACAACTACAATCGAAGACTTTGGTGCAGGAATATCAGAATCAACAACTGTAGACACACATACTACAACTAATGTAGATGATGTAACTACAACTACCACACAAACTATAGATACTAGTACGACTACTAATACAACAACTACAACTACCACAAATACAACAACAGAAACACATACACCTAATACTAATTCAAATAACTATCTAACCAATCCTGGGTTTGAATCCAATACAAATCAAAATCCTAGTAATTGGTCAGCAAGTGGTAATGTTACTGTAGGAGATACTTGTGGACCGTTTGGAGGGAACTGTTTAAAAACAGGTAATGAAAATACAAATGGAGGAACTGTTTCTCAAACTGTTGATTTATTTGATCAAATGACACAAGCAGAAGTTAACCAAGGATTTACAGTTAAGTACGGTTCTCAGGTTTGGTCGCATGAGTCTAATGCTACAGTTCCTGTGTGTTCTGCAACAAATGGTGATTGTAAAGATACTTTTAGTATTACATTAGATATTAAAGATTCATCCGGCACACTATTACATAAATTTGAACACGAGTTTACTAATATTACTTGGACTGGTTGGAATACAACAGACTTCTTTTTTAATTCAACAGTACCGAGCAATAACTATACAAGCTCATTAGCAACATTAGAATTATACGGTATTGATTCAGGATATTATAGTGGCAGACACGGTCCTCAATTTGATAATGCAATAGTACAAACTGTGTACACAGCAATTGATTTTGTAGTAAGTCAGACTATTAATAGTATTATAGATACACAAACTGATGTAGTTAGAACATATGCTGTATCTAGTGCAACAGAAAGAATTACAACTATAACAAATGAAGACATATCGACTGTTGTAACTATTGTAGCACCTATTGAAGTTGAAACACCTGATATAGGGTTAGACATAGTTGAAGTAGAAGTAGACACTAATATGGAAGATATAGCCGGCGGCACAGAGATAGAAACTTTTGAAGTTACTGTTACAGATAACACAGGGTCAACTATTGATACATTTGAAGTTACTACAGAAACTAATTTAGACACAGGGTTAACTGAAATATCAATTGAACCAATAGAGGTTGAAATGCCTGCTACAACTGAAACTGTTGCAGAAGTTGAAACACAAATAGAAGCACAAGTTGAAGCACAAATTGAAGAAATAAAAGCAGAAACTACTCCGGGCGGATTAAAACCTGATAGTCAACAAGCAGAAGCAGAACCTGAACAGGTTGAATCTACAACAGAATCTGAAAGTTTAGAAACTAAAACAGAAGTAGCTGAAAGTGAACAAGAAGAATCAAGTAGCGAAACTAAAACTGCAAAGGCAGAATCAAAAGAAGAGTCGGATAAAAAAGATCAAGGTGAAAAAGCAAAAGCATCCGCAAAGAATAAAGAAGAAATTAAAAAAGAAGTAGCAACAAGAATTGTGTCTAGGATAATAAGCAAGTTGTCAGACGATGCGGCATCACAAGGCACACAGTTAGCACTAATGAATATAATTGGTGCTGATGTAACTAAGAATAGTCCTAATTTAAAAGATAAAGAGGACTGGTATATAAACCCTGTAATTTATACAGCAGAATTGAGAGATCCTTATGCAAGGTTGTTTAGCATTGCACAAGATAGGTTACATGAAGAATTAACAGATCTCCAATATAACTAGGAAGGAAAAACAATGGCCGAAAATAAAACAGAAATTGAATTCGCTGGTGTGAAATTTAGAGGCGGAAAGATGCTAATAATAATTACTGCACTAACTACACTTGGTGGAGGACTTTATGGTGGATTTGAATTTTACAAAGACTATATGAACATGCGTGATAAAATTGAAACTTATGTTGCTCCAGATCTAAGCGGATTTCAAGAACAAGTAAGTGTAATGCGTAAAGAAGTTGATACTATGAAAGAACTAGTAAGCGATGCACAAGCTACTGCTAGAGATATTCGCACAGATTTACGTATTGAAATAGGTGATCAAACTGATCAAATTGCAGTAATTGATAAACGTAGTCGAACTGCTGACAGAGAAGTAAGGGAACAACTTCGTTCTAGCGAAACAGAAATTAGAACACTAATTTCAAATACAGATAAACGTTGGGACGATAAGTTATCTAAAGTTGATGCACAAATTAATGCTCTAGAAGAAAAGTTAGATAAGAAAATTAACAAGGCTTTAGAAAATCCTTTAGCTAATATGACTGTTACAAAATAATACTTGACTTTTTGTAATAAAGGTGTTATATTAGTACTATGGATAAAAATACAAACGACGAATATTATGACTGGAATAATCTAATAACAGACGATGCACGTTTACGAATGTGCATTGATGTTCGCAAACAAGTAGAACAAGAAAATTATTCTTTTGATTTACCTAAATATCAAGTAATGTCTCCTTTTAGATATGGTACTGAAGATTGGACTAATCTAAGCATGAGTTTTATTTGGTCGTGCTTTGCTTACTGTAAACGAGAAGTTAAGATAACAAACTTACAAAGTTGGAGTTATATGACTTCATTAAAATTTCCAGAAGATAGAGATAAACTTTGGCATCATCATCATCGAAGCGATCAAACACATACAGTTAGTGGAGTTTATTATTTGCATCTTCCAAACAATATTGATACGACTACTGCAGGTACAGAAATGGCACCTGAAGGTCCTGAAGCTGATCCTAAGACAAGATATTTTGCACAGGCAAAAGTTGGACAATGGTTAATCTATCCTGGAAAGCAATGGCATCGTCCAGGCATAGTGCAATCAGAAGAAGATAGGTTTATTGTGGCTGCAGATATGGAATTTATAAATCCATAATAGAATGAATATTATTTTTTGAATTGTTTATTGTGTATTCAATAAAACTACTTAAAAATATAAAATGTGTAGATAGCTGTCCAAATAAACTACCAGGAATTAATTCGTTTACGACCTCATAAGAACTAGAACCTATATCTTGAAAGTATCTTATATTATTCTTTTTCTTTGCGTAAGCTGGGAATACTCCTGTCATAAAAAGACATGCGTCACCTAGTTCTTTTGCAGTTAATCTTTTTTGGCCAGTCTCTGATAAAGATAGATACACTTCAGCAAAAGATTTTTCTGGAAGCCAGTCAGGCTTATCTATATGATGAGATAAAAGCATGACAATATATGATTCAAGATCAACCGGTAAATCATACCCTGAAGATTCTTGAGTTTCTTTTACAATATGGTAAAATGCGTTAAAATAGTTGTCCATAAAGTATTTACTAAATTTTTAAACTAGTTAAATATATACACATAAAGGAAATAATATGACAAAAAATACATGGGTTTTTAAGAAAGATGATGTTTTTGGAGAACCAGACGAAAACGGCTGTGTTACAATGAAAATCCCTAAAGAAATCTCTGAAGAACGAGGCTGGAAAGAAGGCGATAATTTAAAGATGTCAATTGGTGATCAAGGCACTATAATCATAGAAAAAATAGACAATTAAGTGTTGACTTAATGATCAATGATGCTATAATATATACATATAGTAACTTAAAGGTCAACAAATGAACAATATCGAAGTTATTGGTGGCACTAATAGCCAAAAGAAGTACGTTAAAAGCATGGCAGAGTACTGTTGCAATATGCTAATGCCTAGAATGCAGACACTTGATATTGAAATTCATCTAAAAGATTTCAAAAAAGATGAAAATTATGGCTATGCATGGCCTCTAGAAGATGGCTTAAATCCTAGAGAATTTGGGTTAGAAATCAACAAACATAAAAGAATACGTAGATTATTAGAAACTGTAGCACACGAAATGGTTCATGTAAAGCAATTTGCTAGGAATGAACTGTACGAACCATCAGCTAAACAAGGTAGTAGATGGAAAGGAGAATGGCTTTCTCCAAATCAAAAATGTGTGAAAGACTACTGGGATCAACCGTGGGAAATTGAAGCACACGGCCGCGAATGTGGACTCTTTGTTCGTTGGGCTGAAAAGAACGGATATTCTAAAAAGAAATGGGCTCAATACGATTTATGATCGAACTAGCTGGATTACTATTTTTAATTTTATCTTTATCTATTATAGTCTATATGCTTTATAGTTGGAACAAAGAAACTCCGCCAAAATAATACTTGACATTCATGTTAAGTGATGTTACTATATACTTAAATTAACATTAAGTAAGAGGCAGACATGGCAAAAACCGTTCCGTTACAAGAAGCACTAGCATTTTGTTTTGCAGCACAACGTATTAATAACGGATATCTTAAAAATACACAAAGATATTCAGAAGACACTCCTACAAAACATTCAAACAAAGATATGGTTAAACAACACTTTGGTGATTATTCAGACCCTGACTTTGTAGACTTTACTGTAACCGAAGACGACTATGAAGGTGTAGAAATAGCAAATAAACATTTCCGTAGATACACAATGCAATTATTAGGTAATAATATGTCTGACTTTCAAAAAGATGTTTTTGCTATTTTAAATTTAAAAGATGTACCTTTTAATAAGTTAGGATTACTAGCTTATGTTCCTGAACTTGTTAAACGTGAAGTAGAAGAAAGTAAGTTTAAAAAGTTACTACGTATGGAATATAGAAATAGTCAGCATATTGGCAAAGTAAAAGATCCTGTTGAAGGAGTCATTAAGGTATTGAATAAGTTTTGGAGTGAGCAATGGGAAAGTTTCAATTATGTTGCTGACCTCAACGGCGACTTAGTTAGTTTTATGAATAAAGTTGATTATAAGATAGGTGATCGTAAAAAAATTAAAGCAAAAGTTAAAGATCATACTAAAAACAGAAACTTTGACGTTAACGAAACTAGACTTAATTACAGTAAACTTTATAAGGTATAAAATGCAAGTATTCAAAAAAAAATTAGATAACTTTTACAAGTGGGTTAAAGGAACCGAGCTTGTAGAATTAACTGATATAGATGTATCTGAAGATCCAGTTAGACCTGAGTTAGATTTAGCTTGGCGTCTTTCTTCACAAAGAAAAATATACGGTCTTAAATTTGAGGAAGATATTGAAGCTATCATATGTGTAGCTTTTACAAATGAAGTGCCTTCAACTGTTAGAGAAATGGATTACATGAGTCAAGCGGCATGTCAAGACAGTCAACAAGGTGATATTGCAGTAGCATATACAGTTTGGTCTCGTAAAAGAGGAGCTGGAAGAGAAATTATTAATAAAGTAAGAGAATTTTTAAACACATCTCGTCCTACAACAAAACGTCTTGTAACACTTTCACCGCTAACTCCTATGGCAACACATTTCCATATTAGTAACGGTGCAAGACAGATTAACATCAATCCCCAAACCCAAAACTTTGAATACAAAATTGAGGTAACAACATGACTAAAAAAGACTATACCGAATGGGCGTTAAGCCAGATGGACAAGTATGGCATTAGACATCCTGATACATACAGTAAGAAGGAATTAAAAAAATTAAATCCAAAAGTTCCGCATACTTTTATTAAAAAACATGTTGAACAAAGGGGTAAAGTTACACAATGAAAGAAGTATTTGAAAATAAGTGTATGGTAACATGCACAAACAATGAAAAAGTTGTTGAGGCAGAAATTGACAACTTTAGAAGTAAAGATTCAATGAACGTGTTCATGGCTACGAATAAAATTCATATGAAGTACAATGGCAGAGTCTATGTAGGCAATGCATTTGGATATGAATTTACTACACCTGGGCCAGACTCATACAATATAAAGGAAGGACGTTAATGCCGATACCAGAAAGAGTATATGTTCCAGAACCAGTGGACGTAAGTAGAAAACATTTTTATATTAGTCTTATAAAAAGTGTAACCCGTATTGCAGGGTGTATAGTAGCATTGTTTACAGGAAGTATTGTTTGGTTAGCAAGTGGATTACTTGTTGCTGAACTATTAGGAATTGCGGAGGAATTATAATGCCATTAGTACCTATGGTTGTAGAACAAGAATCAGGCGGCGAACGCTCATATGACATTTATTCAAAGTTACTAAAAGAAAGAATTGTATTACTTAACGGACCAGTTGAAGATGTTACATCTAACTTAATTGTTGCTCAGTTATTGTATTTAGAATCTGATAACTCTGAAAAAGATATTTATTTTTATATTAATAGTCCAGGTGGTGTAATTACATCTGGAATGGCTATTTACGATACTATGCAATTTATTAAACCAAAGATTCATACTATTGTAATGGGGCAAGCATGTTCAATGGGATCATTCCTAGCACAAGCAGGAAGTCCAGGATTACGTAAGTTGTTGCCTAATGCACGTACAATGATTCATCAGCCTAGTGGTGGTGCTCAAGGTATGGCAAGCGATATTGAAATTCGATACAAAGAAATTCAATACTTAAAAGAAAACTTAACTAAGTTATATGTAAAGCACAATACAGCAGGCAAAACATACGAAGACTTTGAGCGTGACATGGATCGTGATAAGTTTATGAGTGCTGAAGAAGCAGTAGCATATGGACTTGCAGACGAGATTATAGAAAAGAGACCGTAGTGTGGAAAAGGTTGATCGACAATACGATCTTGTTAAGATTAAACTAGAAATAAAAGAACTAGAAGATACATTAGGTTGGTTAAATCAAAAGCATATGTATCTTCAAACTCCTGATGGTAATCCGTATGTATCTCAGTTACATAGATCTAGCCCTGAAAATAATAAAAGATATACAAAATTTGTTATAGATCCAAGTACTGAAATAGCAAAATTTATTACTGAGAATAATCTATATAGAACCCGTATACTTAAATTAAAATCTGGCCAATGCTATTCTTGGCATCGAGATAAAGAACTAAGAATGCACTTAGCAGTTATTACTAACGAAAAATGTTTTGTTATTGAAAATGAAAAAATGCAACATGTGCCAAACAATGGACATCCTTATATAGTAAATACTCATGATAAACATACTGCAATGAATTGTAACCCGCAAGAGTTTGATCGAATACACATAGTAGGAACTATACCAGAATGAAAAAAATCTTTATATTATTAGGACTTACGTTCTTTGTAGTACTTGCATTTAATGCATTTAATACTAAATTAGATTCTCATAATAATATGATGACTGTAATAAAATTTATTGAAAAGAATACTGACTTAAAATATAACGGAGAACAATTACCTACAGTAAAAATTTCTACACAAGAAGAGATGTGTAAAGAACTTTTTGATATGGTTCCAGATCCCTGTCACATTGCTGGATATTACAATGACGAAATTAATGAAATAGTTATTGGAAATGAGCCTACTGTACATATGGTTGTTGATCATTTTCAAGAAGTAATATTAGCACACGAACTAGTTCATTTCTTACAAAAAATAAACGGAGTCTACGAAACAATAGAATGTAGACGAGCATTAGAAAAAGATGCATTTAAAATACAAGAACTTTGGGTAGATCATAATCAAATACATCATAAACAAAAACCAGATCCTTTATTTTCATTAGTACTAAGTTCTTGTCCTACTCCAATAATTAATCATCTACAAACTCATTAAGGTTGACAATACTTTAAAAGTGTTATATACTTAAACTATAAATATAAAAAAGGAAAGTATATGATACCGAAATCAAAAGCATCAGTTTTTTTGAATAGCACTTTAGATCTAACAGGCTTAACAAGAAACGAATTCGTAGGTGTAGCAGCATACCTAGTAAGAAGTAAACAAGCAAAAACAGCCGGAGAAGCTATTAAGATGCTAGATTCAGGAACAGTTGATGTAGAAGAAATTCAAAACTTTATTATACAATCTTATCAAAAAGAACTCCCAAAACAAACAGAACCAGAGCCGGAATTAGATAATATCGATTCACAGTAATAATAAGTATTATATTGCCGGCGTAGCTCAGTTGGTAGAGCAGTTGATTTGTAATCATCAGGTCCCGAGTTCGAATCTTGGCACCGGCACCATAAATACATAATAAATACGAGAAAAGAAACACTCTTTTTATAAATATCTAAAATACGTTTACACTACACTAGAATACTAAATTTAATTCAATCATATTTTTTGGGAGAAACAAAATGGAAGTTAAAGGTGAATTAAACGAGCTAATGGAAGAAAATGACTGGGCTCTTATCTTTGGAGATGATGGTAGAGTCAAAGGAATTTTTATTCCAGATGGATCAAAAGAAACAGACTGTCCAATGTCATTATTAATGATGTTACAAGCCGCAGGGATTAACTTGTACAATGACGGGGCAGTGGTACACTAATAGGTTGACAAAAAAAATTTATTCTGTTATAATTAGGTATAAATTAAACTTAATTGGAGAATAATATGAGAAAGCTAATACTAACTTTAGCAGTTTTGTTATTAAGTTTTACATCTGCTTATGCTTATCAAGATAGTTATCAAGATTCTGATTGGAATGTTCCTATGTGGACTCATAACGATTTCTTGCACGGTCAAGATATCAAATGGGTCAATTATAAAGGAGACAGAGCTTTACAATTTATCTTAGAAGGTGGCAAGCCAGGGATACCTTATGATGCTAAAAAGAAAGCATATGGGCCAATGTTTGCAGAGAGAAACGAACTACACAGTAAAAGATATAACAACGGGGTAACAGTTGTAGAATTCCAATTTAGAATGCTTGGCGGATTTAAAGGCCGTCATGAATCTTTCTTTCAAATACATACTCATAATAAACGTTGCAACAAAGAAGCAAAACCTCCATTTATGTTACATGTTCATAAAGGGACATTAAGAGTACAGACGTTTGACGAATATAGAAAAGTTCCTAACGGAAGAACATTTACTATTGTTAATGGTAAGTATGGTCCAGTAACTAGAAGTGATTTACTTGGGCCTTGGCATGATATAAAAGTTATTTCTCAGCAATTAGATAAAAACCGTATTAGGTATACTGTCCAAAGTAAATCGTTAGGGATTAATCAAACATTTCCTAATTCATATATGCTTAGTTGCGGAATACAATATGTTAAGTTTGGTATATACCGTCCCTCTAAGGCAAGTTGGAAACACCCACAGTCTCTTAAAAAGATAAACAAAACTAGTATTATTCAGTTTGATGATCTTAAAATTAAATAACTTGTTTCGAGATTTATCCTATATTTTAGATATAGGATAAATAACTCGACAGACTAAACAGGCTCAAATTTTTTTTGAGCAAATTTTTTTTAGGTCAAAACTCGAAAAAGGAAAAAAAGATGACGCAACTCATAAACCCACAAAAATTTACAAACACAGTTGGCCTTTTAAGGTCATTTTTTTTGGATAAAGGATTTTTAGAAGTCCATACCCAAAACAGACTAAGCATACTTGCCGCATGTGAAGATCCATTTAATGTAGCAACATACAACTACGCAGGCCAGGTTTGGCCATTGCCGCAAACAGGCCAGATGTGGCTAGAACACGAATTATTAAGTAGCCCCTCTAGTAAGGGGTTTTTTTGTGTCTCCACTTCCTACAGACAAGAGCCTAATGCAATTCCAGGTAGACACGATATAATATTTCCAATGTTTGAATTTGAAATGCCGGGTAGTGTAGATGATCTAAAAGCAATGGAGTATGAACTATGTGAATACTTAGGCTTTGGTAACATTACAGAAAAGACTTATGCTGAATGGCAACAACACTTTGGACTAAGTGCTGATACAGAAATGGAAGCAGAACACGAACTTGCAATGGAAAAAGAGTTTGGTCAAACACTTATTACAAACTTCCCTGAACTAACATCACCTTTCTGGAACATGGCTAGAAACGATGATGGCAACACAGCAAAGAAGATGGACGTTATACTAGGTGGTATGGAAACTATTGGATCAGCAGAACGCAGTTGTGATGTTGATATGATGCGTGATACATTCCATAGTATTACAGATGGTGCATACTCAAAACTACTGTTCGAACTGTTCGGCAAAGATAGAGTAGAAGAAGAACTAGAAAAGTTTTTAGAGTTTGACTTCTTTCAAAGAGTAGGCGGAGGCATAGGTATAACACGTATGATTCCAGCACTAGAAAAAATAGGCAAGGTATAATATTATTCTGGGGTGGTGAAATTGGTAGACACGTATGACTGTTAATCATATGATAGATATACTGCAATTTATTTATCGTGGAGGTTCGAGTCCTTCCCCCAGAGCCAATTTTAACTAAATAACTATACGTTCATCCTACAAAAGGACGGAAGTAGCAATATGCGAAGGAACGCACTTTAACTGTAAAAGGGAGAAGTGTAATGAATAACTTCACACACTGGTGCTTCAAACGTCTAATACTCAAGCACCATAGAAATAAAATCAATTTTTTATTAAGTTCTAGGTTGACACACATAAATAAATGTGTTATACTACAAGGACAATAAAGGAATTTAAACATGATCAAGACTAATACAATATGTATAATATGTTGGCCACCAAACGGGGGTATGTTTTGACATGACTTTGTAACCAAAAGTTATTTTAAACAAGCCCCTAGTAATTAATTTTATTAGGGGCTTTTTTTATCGGTGTAGTACAATGGTAGTATGGCAGTCTCCAAAACTGAAGATGAGGGTTCGATTCCTTCCACCGGTGCCAACACTAAGTGGCAGAAAGGCTATGCAACGGACTGCAACTCCGTTTATGCCGGTTCGATTCCGGCCTTAGTGTCCAAATAGTCCCGTAGTTTAACGGTAAAACACCCGGCTTATACTCGGCACAGTCTCCAGATTAGAGAGCGATGGGGGTTCGAATCCCCCCGGGACTACCAATTTTTAGGAATCAAAAAAATGCAAAGAAGAGGCATTTTTAAATTAAAGGCTACTTTGTACGACAAGCGAGGAAGAATACTCGCGATAGGAACAAATAGTTATACAAAAACTCATCCATTACAAAGTATGTACGCAGATGCAGTTGGCAAGCCTGACGCAGTCTTTCTACATGCTGAAATTGATGCACTCCGTAGATGTAAAGACTGGGATAAGATTTATCGTATCGTAGTTGAACGCTACGACAAACAAGGAAATCCAAGATTAGCCCGACCGTGTCAGGTGTGTCAACACGCAATAGACTCGGTTGGCATACCTAATGTAGAGTTTACACCTTTTTCTTCAGACTTTATATCTTCAGGATGTTGATACTCTAGCGGAACTTTTCCAATACCAACAACTCTATCCCATTCTCGTTGTGTATAGTAAGTCATTTTCTTTTCCATACACATACTTATTCTTTAAATACAATATGCAAATGAATACAGACTTAAAATGGAGTGATTACGATTTCACTAAGATACCATTTGACGATATTGTTAGTTTTGGTCAACGTAATTTGCTCCATCGTGACATATTTACAGTTAGTTGGTTGCTTGGTCGTTTTTGCAACTATAACTGTAGCTACTGTTGGCCTTATGCTAGAAGCAGTAAAAAAGATCATAGACCAACTGAACTTTGTTTGTCGACCATCGATGAAATAAAGAGACAGTCTCGTGAGAACGGGTTTAATAGTTTCCACTTTAGTCTTAGTGGCGGCGAGCCTACTTTTCATCCAGGGTACTTAGACATTCTTAAATACCTAGCTGATGATGTAGAAAACACAAACTATACAAGTATACACATGACTTCGAATTGTAGTCGTAAAATGAAGTGGTTCGAAACTTATGTAGAGTATGCAAAAGCATTTCATAGGGCAAGTATAACAGCAAGCCTACATACAGAATCTGTAAACACACCTGTTAAGATGCAAGAGTTTGCAGACAAACTAATATTTTGTCAAGAGCACGATATACAAGTAACAATAAACATGGTTATGGTACCTAACTGGTTTGAAAGAGATTGGACTAATGCATTGTTCTTTCATGAGCAAGGTATTAACGTGACCCTAAAGCCTATGAGTGATCCTACAGCAAGTTTTGTTGTTGACGGATATACAAAAGAACAATTAGTAAAACTACACAATGGTATGCCGCAACGTGCTTATACTAAAGGCAAACGTAAGTGGGCAGATCGTCCTCGTGCTAATTTTAAGAAAAGGTCAAAGTTTAATATAGGAGAAACTATTCCACCTTATTTTAAGATAGAAATGGAAGATTCAAAGGGTGACAAATACTATGTAGATCAAGCAGAAAGATTGAATGCTTTTGAATTTAATAAATTCAAAGGTTGGAGTTGCAATGCTGGATATCAAGGTATTATTATACATGAGCCTGATGGCAGTATAAAACGCAGTTATAGTTGTGATGACGCTCCATTAGGAAATATAGAAACAAGTTTTAAATTATTTAACAAAGCTATGCCCTGTATAACAAACAGTTGTGTATGCTCTGCAGATAGTAAAATACCTAAAAGGAAATTATAATGCAATCATTAAATTTATTCCCAGAGCCAATATGGAAAGCAAAGTTTCCTGGAAGGCTAGATAAAATAATACAAAAAGCTAATGACTTTAAAACACAAAAAGATGTTACTACTAAAGAGTTATTAGGAAAGTCTATTCAAAGAATTAATTTTAAAGACAATCCTCATGAATGGGATGAACTAGAAGAATTTAATAAATGGTTTGCTCCTAATATGGAAAAGGTATGGAATAACTGGAACTACAAATTAGAGGAATGGCAAGAAGTTAGATTTAAAAGTTGGGCAAACTATAATATTAAAGGAAGTTATACAGGAGAGCATACACACTCTGATGATGTAATGACTATTGTTATGTATTTGAATAAACCAGATACTACTGCAAATTTACAAGTATTAAATCCTTTAATATTTCATTGGCAAAATACTCCAGCAGGTGATAGTATCTGGAAAGATATACCTGCAACTACTGGTGATGTAATTATAATACCAGGATGGATGTTACATCGAGTAGATATAAATGAATCAGAAGAAGAAAGAACAAGCATAACTATAAATGCAACAATAATAACAAAGGAAGGCTACTAATGGATAACGATGGTATAAATTTAAACGAACTCCAAGCTCAACAACAAAAGCAAGAAGAAACTAATGTAGAAACAGTTGCGTCATGGGTAACTGCTGATATATTTCCTGATCCGTTGTGGAGAGGACATTATCCAGGCGATCTAACAGAACTTAGAAAAAAAACTTACGATTTTTTAAAAAATAGTGATAAACTAAATGCAGGATTAGAAAGAGATGGAGGTGCAAGTTCATCTAGTGATCCTGAGATGCCTCATATGTGGACAGAAGCACATGAGTTCTTTCAATGGGCTAACGAAGCTAGTTTACAAATTTGGAACTATTGGGGATATAAACATCCTGAACAAAGACAAATTGCAAGGAGTTGGGCTAACTATCATCCTAAAGAAGCATGGACTGATGAACATACTCATGGCGACACTGATCAAGTAATGGTATTATACCTTGATGTACCAAAAGACAGTGGTGACTTAGAAATACACAATCCGTTGTTTTATCATTGGGAAGGTAGTAAACGTATGAGTGGCACAAATGGTTGGAGAAATTTAAAAGTAAAAACAGGAGATGTAGTTATATTTCCAGGTTGGATGCTTCATAGGACAGGAAAGAACTTTAATGACGACCCAAGAGTAACCATTAATACAAATATTATAGCTTCTCCAATACAAATTACACCTAACTCTCCAAAACCAGTTATCGAATAAAAGATAAAATAGTGGTTGACTTTTTCTCTAACGGTGCTATAATGTAGTTATTAATTAGGCACAAAAGAGGCAAAAATGAGAACACAACCACAAGATATTATTGCACAGTTAGAAGCAGATAACAGTAAGCTCGCTAAACAAGCAATCTTAAAATCAGCATTGGAAGAAGGTCTTCCAGAGTTTTTTGAAGGTATTACAATGGCACTTGACCCACTTGTTACATTTGGTGTTAAGAAAGTTCCAGAGCGTTCAGATGTACTTACAGGACAAGGACTTAGTTGGGATAATTTTAAAGTCCTAGCTAACCAATTAATCAATAGAGAACTTACAGGTCATGCGGCACGTGATGCAATTGAACTTGCAATGGGTGTTGCTACTACCGAACAGTGGAATGGCTTTTACAGACGTATCTTAATTAAAGACTTGAGATGCGGAATGAGTGAAAAGACTGTTAATAAAGTAGCACCAGGTACTGTTCCTGTGTTTACTTGTAGTCTTGCACATGATTCAGCTAATCATGAAAAGAAGATGGTAGGCAAAAAGCAAATTGAAGTTAAACTAGATGGTGTAAGAGTACTTGCAGTATGTAAAGGTGGTAAGGTAGAATTGTTTAGT